GGCCTTGAGGATCACCCGCCGGGCCAGTTCAGCCTTATCGATGCCACGCGCCTCGGCCAGTGCATCTAACAGCGGCGTAACTGCACCAGGATCGGCAACGTAAGAGCGCGCTTCATCCTCCTGCTTGGGCCAGCTCAATACTTCGCTGGCCGGGTAGTTGGCCTTGATCGCAGCGATTGACTTCTCACAAGCGACGTTGATGGCTTCCAATTGCACCGCCTTCGCTTGGCCTGCTGTTGGCTTTTGCAATTCGGCGGCCTCGGCGTCGGTAATTTCGACGGAGCCGGAAGGAAGCAAATACTCGAACGATTTGTCGTCGAGTTCGTGCAGGTTACCTTGAGCGTCTTTGTAGAAAGGCATTTTTGTCCCCCTGATGAATTAGCGCATCTCGACCCATAAATCCACCGTCGAAGAACTTCCGGCGGCCTCCCGGAGGTTGTAATTTCCGCCTGCCGGAATGATGGCGAACATCGAAGAGCGCACCGAAGTCCCAGACCCACCGTGTTCTTGGCAATCGATTCCATTGACGGAAAGAACCGTCATGACGCTAGTGCTTGGGGTGTATAGCCCGATAAGAACAGCGATTGGGCGGCCTGTCGTGTTGTAGTAGGTCGTGCCTTTGGCACGGCTTCCCGTGACGTTTTGAATGGTCTGCCCGAACCCAATAGAAGACATGGCAGAGAGGGCTTGACCGCCTTGCCCCTGAATGGTTGCCGGGGCTGTGGCCCAAGTGCCAGCCGCTGCTTCCGTGATGTCTATAAAACCGACGACGCGGAACGGGACGTTAGCGCGCGCGGTCGTCGAATAGATCACGCTGGCGCTAGTCGCTGCCGCGCTGATTGCTGTCGTCGAAATCAGCGTCGTTTCATCCAGATTGATGCCGCCGTACAAATTGGCGACAGCAAGTTCAACGGCTCCTGCATTGTCGATTGCCAGTATCGCAAGGCGAGCAGCCTGATTATTTACCGTTCCGAGCGTAGCGCCGGATGGCACTACCAGGGAAATCGCAGCGGCAACGCTACGAGTGTTCACCGTTCCGTTGTTGAGAGCAGAAGCCCGGAAATCCAGCAAAGTGGGGCTGAGTGTCAGTGTCAAAGCATTACCGGAAACCGAGGCGGAAATGGATTGAATTTGCTTGGACATCTTGGGCGGAAGCGGATCAAGAATGACCAGGTCCGCGCCATCGTATTCAACGTCAGCCAACTGGTTTGCCACGATAACAGCAGCCACCTTGGCTCCGGCGTTGTCGTACTGCTTGATGTTCTTCGCGCCTAAGGCGGAAATACTCATCGTGTCGGCACCGTTACCGTCAGCATGAAACTTCACGCGGAAGCGCTGACCAGCACCGTAGGCAGCAATGGCCGGATTGGGAGTCAGAACAAAGGCGCCGGTTGCTCCGGTAGTGGTGAAAGCCGTATAGGTCTGTCCCTGCACCCCGGCCTTAGTGGCGGCCACGTCAACTCCCGCGAACTTGGCCACCAGTGCCTGTTTCAACTGGGTGTTGTTGGCCTTGTCCAAGATGATCCCGGCCCACTCAATGAACGTGGCCAGTTCCTCCTGGAAGGCGTTCATGATCTCCGGCGTAATCTCCGTCGGCGGGCGCAAGGTGGCCGGGTCTTCGGCCACAAACAAGTGGTCTACGTGTCCGGCCCCATCAATTCGGTGCATAGCTGCCTCCTACTCCTGAAATATCTTCAAACCACAAGAAAACGTGGGATTGTTGGAAGGCCGACAGGGCCTCCCACAGCACCGCCGGATTGACCACCGAGCGGTAATAGCGCACCCGCAGCACGTAGCGGCCACGGCTGCCCCACAGGCGGTCGCCGATGCGGCTTCCGTTGCCATTCCCCACGCGGGCAGGCCCCAGCAGGTGTTCAACCCGCACCAGGTCAATGGGAAAGGTCAGGTCGGGCGCGGCCTGGCTCCACAGACGCTGCCCCACCTTGCTGCCGATGGCGAACGGGCGGCGCGGCATCGTCTCGGCCAGCCCGTCTAGCGCTTCTTCCGCCACGCGCTGGTATTCGCTGATGTGCCAGCTGCTGGTCTTGGGGCGGTGGGTCTCGATGGCGTTGTCCAGCACCTGCTGGGCGGCTGCTTCGATACGGGCGAGCTCTTCGGCGGTCCCGAGCAGCATCCCGTCGCCCAGGCCGCCTTCCGGCCACTCCCAGGCCGCGCCGGGCGGCAGCAGGGCCTTGATGGCGTCGGCGAACTCGCGGGGGGTATGGGCCGTTATTTTCATGCCCAGACAATCGGGTTCAACACCAGAACTTCGCCAGCGGCCACAGCGATATCGGCGACCGGAGCAAGGCGGGTGTACTGGCTGGTTACAGTGGCAGTGGCGGCGTCGATCTCGGCCATGGCCAGCAGCGAGGTTTCGCTTTCCTCGGCCATAACGGTGGCACCGACGGCGCTGGAGATGGCGGCCCGGTTTTCGGCAGTATCGAAGCCAGGCAGCAGGTCGATGGATACGGTCACCGCCCGCTTTACCGGGGCAATGACCCGCCAGTCGGCGGTAGCCGGGGCAATGCCCAGCAGGTAGGCGGCCACAGCGTCCAGCACGGCCAGCGTCGGCAGGCGGTCGGCCAGGCCGTTGCAGATCGGGCGCACCACCACCGTGCCCATGCCCAGGACGTGGCGCTGGATCAAGGCCCCGGTAACCGATGGGTGGGCGCTCTTGGCCCAGAAACGGTAGTCCTCATCCTTGCCGGAACGCGCCCCACGGGTGGCCACCGTGCGCCATTCGTCGGCCACACGGACGCGCCAGTCATCGACATCCTCTTCCTCTTCGCCACCCGTGAGGCCGGGGGCGTCGATGGTCAAGGTGTTGGAACAGCCGGGGATGGGATCGACCAGGGTCAGGGTCTGCCCGGCGGCCAGGTTGCCAGCGCTGCCGGTAGTGTCGCAGCGCACAGAAACGGAGGTGGAGCCAGCCCCCAGCACCACGGCGGCCTGCACCGTGTAGTCCAGCCCGTTGGGGCCGCGCAGCTGGGTTCCTGCCAGCAGCTGAGTCCCTACGGTGCCGGTGGCCAGCGCCGGGCCGATGGCGGCGGTCGCGCCCAGCCGATCAACGCCGTAGAGGGCGGCCCAGTCGTAAAGCCGTTCCAGTTCACAGGTCAGCGGGGAGCACTGCCTGTCGATCCACTCCAGGTGGCCGTGCTGGCCATGGCAGGACCGCCCCCAGGCCACGGACAGCGGCCCCCGCAAGACGGCGGGCATCGCGGCCAGGTCGGCGGCGATGCGGGCATTCAGGTCGGTGTAGCTTGGTCTGACGTAGGCGGTCACAGGGGGGCTCGCACAATGAACTTTCGTCCATTGTGGAAGCCCGTGACTTCAAGGAAAACGCTGGAAATGTTTCCCGCAGGCTCCGGCAGCGTCACTTCCAGAACCTCGATGTCGGTCAGCGCCGGTGCCCGCACCGTCAAGGCGGTGCGCACCATGGCCAGCGCCTCCAGCCTGGCGTTGCTGTTCAGGGGCTGGCGGCGCACGTGCCACAGGCCGCTCCCCGCCTCCGGATCGGCATACCAGCCGCGCCGGTCGAACAGGTCATCCACCCGACTGGCCGGGGCCTCGGCGTCAGTGTAGAGCACCCCGAAAACCAGCGTGGCCGCTGCCGCGTCGGCGTCGGCCTGGGCCGGGTCATCGACCGCTAGGTCGAACCGGCCCCAATCCGTCTGCACCAGTTTCAGCATGTCAATTCACTCCCGAGGTCGGCGCACCTGGCGCATTGCTGGTGTGCGTATGGCTGTCGCTCACGTTCTTGCCGTTCACCTTGAATTCTCCGGTGACATCAGCGCCGCCCTGCATCTTGGCAACGCCGCCGTCCGTACCGTAGTAGCCGCCGTTGGAGTTGGTCTTACCCACCACCACCAGGTTGCCGCCGATCTTGGCGTCCTGCGTCGTCTCGAACAGAGGCGTGTCGGCGATGACCTTGGTGGCGGCCTTGGCCTCAATGATCCCGCCCCGCTTGATATGCACCCAGTTCTCTTCGTCGTCATGGATGGCCACCTCGCCCTCCACCAGGTCCATCTGGTAGCGCTTGTCGCCGATCACGATGGCCACGCCGTAGGAGCGGTCGCCGCTGGGGAACAGCAGGTAGGTCTGGCAGCCAGGCTTGGGCCGGTACGAATAGCCGTAAGGCTCCACCCGCTTGAGGTTGTGCAGCGGCTCTTCGTCCAGAACCCGCGCCTGCACCTTGTCCGCGCCGATCATCAGGCCGACGCCCTGGGCGAAGAGCAGCTGGAGCCGGGTCCAAATCTGGCCGATCACTTCCGCCCTCCCTTCACCCCGGCCCCGCGCTTGGCCTTCTTCTTTTCCTCGCCGATGAAGGCGTTCCGGTGCATGACCTGCAACAGCGTCACGCTGCCGCCCTTGTCATCCAGGCGGAAGGTGCGCTCGCCGATCAGGAACACGTCGTCGATGCCCTCTTCGGGGATGATGACCCGCACCTGGGTGTTGATGGCCCACAGCTGCCAGTTGCCATCTTCATCCTGATAGCGCCAGCCCGGCACCTCCAGTTCGATGCGATGGGCGCGGGCCAGCCGCCGGTTGCGCTCCAGGTTGGCCCGGCGGTCGCAGCCGCCCAGGCCATGGCCATGCCGGTCGGCAACGATGTGCATGGGCCGGAAGAAGCTGATTCCGCCATCCTTGGCCGCGCCCTTCAAGGCCGCGTCGCTGGCGTAGTCGTAGCCCTTGATGACGTAGTCGGAGAAGCGCAGCTTGAACTCGTCAATGACATCGTAGCGCTTGATATGCACCCCATATACCAAGGAGGCGACAGGCGCGGCGTCGGTCGGCTTGGTCAGCACCAGGCCGCCATCCGGGAGCGGGTAGAGCAGCAGATTGGCCGCCCGCACCGCGTTGATAAGGGCATTGGCCGGTAGCTCGCACTGCATGGAGAAATCGGGCACCACGGCGGTTTCCGCCTCGATCTTCACAGGCACTTTGAAGGTGCTGCAAATGCGCGTCACAATCTCGCCCAGCTTGAGGCCGGACAGGGTCTTAGAATACTGGCAATCCACCAGTTCCCGTCCCAGGGAGCGGGCCTCGATGTAGATGGCGTGGCTGTCGGCATCGACCTGGCGGCGGACGCTGTCCGGGCGGACCTTCGTCACCAGGCCGTCGCCGATCAGCACGTCGGCCACAGTGTTGGCCGTCAGGCCCAGGGAATCCCCGGTGCCAGGGCGGGTGATGGCCAGGCGCACCGAGGCGCACAGGTCATCCACCGACTCCCGGATATCGACCTTCTGCCAGTAGCCGTAGCGCAGGCCGTCGAAGCGGATCTCGGCCAGCACCTCATCCATAGACCCGGCCCCTCACGAACAGCGGATGCCGCACGGCATTGCGGGCCAGGAATACCGCCTCATCCACCCCCAGCCGATGGGCCAGCACGATGGCCGGCAGCGGGGCCGTCACGTCGCGGTAGGTGGCAGGCTTCAAGTCCTGGGCCAGCAGCGCCTCAATCAGGGACGTGCGGGCCGCCACGGCTGCCTGGAAGACCGGATCGGGCAGGCTTGGCAGCAGCGTGTCGATGGCCGACACCACGCTGGCCAGCGCCGCGTCCCGGTCGGCCTCGGCCCGATAGTCGGCCATGGCCACCTGGGCGGCGGAAGTCACCAGCAGGCGGCTGCGGAGGGCCTCTTCCCGCAGCAGGTTGCGACGCACCGCGCCATCCGTGGCGGCGACGCCGATTAGCGCCACAGCTCTCTTGGCGGTGGCCACCTTGGCCAGGCGAGACACCACGCGGGGCCGTTCGGTGTCGGCCAGGCCGCTGTCGTCTGCGCCGCCGCCCAGGGCATCGGCCAGGCCACGGAAGGCCGAGGCGTAGGCGGCGGGCATGCCCATCAGCGTGGCCAGGTCGCCCTTGACCCCGGCAATCAGGCCCTTGATCTGGTTCGCCCAGGTGAGCGGCAAGGTGGCCAGGGAAATCACCTGGCGCAATACCTCCAGCTTCTGATGCACGGCGGCGATAAAGGCCGTCATGCCGTCGGCGCTCATCGGCTCCAGGTCGAAGTCATCCTCCACGGCATCCGCCAGCTTGCGGGTGCGGTCGAAGGCCACGTCGACCATGTCCGGCGTCGGCTGGACAGTCTCGCCACCGGGAACGAACTCGATGCCGATGGTGCAGTAGCCGCCCTTGTCGGTGCTCTCATGCAGCGACCAGGTGTGCGCCCGTACCCACAGCAGGCCCAGCCAGGGGTGGGTGAGCCAGTCCGCGCCCGGCTCGGCCAGCTTGGCCAGGAAGCCGTTGCGCTCCAGGTCGTAGTCGGGGCCGATGAAATAGGCGTTCAGCTTCCAGTCCCATGCCTTGCCGCCCAAATCCTGGGTGCTCGGCTGTTCCGCGCCGGGGTACTCATGCACCACCAGGCGGCGGCCACCCTTGGCATCGTGGCTGTCGGTCAGGAACTCGAAGCCCCGGAACGAGGCGCGGGACATGCGATCAGTCCAGGACATCAGGGCGCTCCGTTCCAGACGTTGCCGGTGTTCATCTGCACGTTGCCGCCGCTGGCCTGCATGGACTGGCCTTGCAGCACCAGGCCGGGGGCCAGGCCCACGGTCATCTTGGCATTGACGTCGACGGGCTTCTGCTCGGCGGGCTTCAACAGGTCTTTGATTCCCTCCCAGGCCAGGCCGAGTCCGCCGCCGATGGCAGCGCCCACGCCAGTGCCCAGGACCGGCACGATGCTGCCGACCGTCGCGCCGAGGGCCGCGCCATTCAGGGCGCTGGAACCGTAGCGGCTGATGGCCGACTCTTCGCCGA